ATGTCCCACTTATCAACCATTTCACGAATTACAGCGGCATGCTGTTCCGTTGTCTTTTCGGCGTCGAGGTACTCATCTAATACATGGTACACTTCTTCATCCCAATCATATGCTATGACCATAAAAGCAGTTGGATCACGATAACCAACGTCGAGACCAGCAAATACATCCATGCGGCGAGTATCAAGCTCTTCATTATTGGCGATACAGGTTTCGTGATTGAAGTTCCAAATTTGGCCTTCATAAGTGTTAAAGTCCGCTTCATATTCTTGCCTAAATTCTGCATCGGACATAGATTTTTTAGCTTCTTGTATATCCAACTCAGACATACGCGGATTATCTTTATAAGTAGCTCGTATCGAGCACCACTCTGGAAACTCATCATTAAATCCTCTGTCAAAAAATTCTGCAAACCAGTTGTTCCTGCCTCGAGGAGTGGAGATAAAGAGAGCTTTTGAGTTATCTTTATCCAAAGTAGGTCGAAGTGCAACATTAAAGGCATCTTTGCCGTCTGCCAACGCCGCCTCGTCAAATATAATTAAGTCGTAGCTACGACCTACGCAAGAATCAACCTGGTTTACAGAACCCATTCGAACTGTTGAGCCATTTGTGAGCTCAATAACTTTATCTTTTGCATTATCTTTCGCTACCTCTAGATCAAAATGCTTAATTAGATTTCTTTGTAAATCAAAAGAAATCTGAGACAGCGAGTAATTGGGGGACATGATTAGAATGTTGGAACCGGGAACTAACGATACTAGTTGCCCGATTATGTTTGCGATATATGTTTTGCCTTGCCGCCTTGAGACTGCTGCACAGACAAATCTGTACTTAGGATTATTGATCGCATTTATGATTGCTACCTGAGAAGGTAAGGGTGTAACGCCCAACAGACTCAGGTAAGGGTCTGTAGGCAGCTTTAAGAAGCGTGTCTCAGATTGTAAATCTAGTATCTCTCCGCAAGATACATCTGCTCGACTAATTTGAACAGCCATAATTTAGTCCTGTTTTTGATCGTCAAGAACTTCTTCATTTCGCTCAATCCAATCTTCAGAGTCTGTGTCTTCATCGCCTTGTGTAGCTTGACGATAATAAATAATAATTTCTTTTTGCTGACCAATATATCTCTTCAGCTCTTGTAAATTATACGCCATGTTTTCATAGTCTTGTGGCGTAATACCAAACAGCACGTAAGTACCGCTTTGCATTTTTTCTAGCTTTTTTACTTGCTCTTCGAAGTTCTTTTCTGTAATTACAAAAAACTCTACATCTTGCAAGTCAATTGCTTTTGGTAACGGAGGTTGATATATCTCAAGAGTCTTATACTCCGTTACTGTTTTAATAATCGGTTCTGGTGCTGGTAGAGGCTCTCGCATTGGAAGATAAGAACAACCTGATAGTACTGAGATTAGTAAAATACTACTGAGAATCCGCATTTTCTACCTCCTTACTTGCCTCTTCAATAGAACGAAATACTGCTTGTGTTCCTTTGTTAATCCTTGGTTCAATTAACCCAGGTTTTGCTCTTGCAAGACGAGTCATATCGTGACGTTTGAAAATAGATAAGTATCCATCCATTTCTTGTTGCATAGCATTATTCTTTTCTGTCAAGTCTCCTACTGCTTTTAGCTGAGACTGTAAGTTTTGTTCTGACCGCTCTCGTGCTGCCTGCTCTCGTTCAAATGCAGTTTCGAGTCGCATGGCATTCTCTTTAAGAGTTACTGCGTTTGCTTCAAGTCTTGCGATTACTGCATCTTTCTGGCTTACTACAGTAGTATGATACGCATACCCTGCTCCTGCAAGAAGTATGACGATTGGAAGCATTTTAATCATTCCTAACATTACTTCACCTTTTTAATCTGGTAGTTGAACGCTTCTTGCGTTTTTAACTCAAAAGGCTCTCCAGATGTAAGTTTTCCCTTTAAGTGTTTAGACTCACATTTATCAAGCCATTTAAACTGGTATTGTGTTTTCTTTTGTGGGTCTATCCATATTGTAACTTCCCACTCGTTGAAGAAAAAACTAGCAATCCAGCGTACCGGCCAGGAGACAATTTTCAATAAAATTTTCCCAGCGCTTTTCAATTTCTTCTCGCTCTTTATAAGTAGCATATAGTGCTTCCTTTTGGCTATCCGGAGACTCATGATACTCTATCCACTCTTCCGGGGTCATAAATTTTTTCTTTGGGTAAGACACTCCAAGCTCAAAACTGTAGTACTCCTGCCCTGTGACCAAATCTTCGTGTATTTCAAGATTTGGTGACATTGCAACACATCCTGTTAAAAACAGTAACGGTGTTATTTTTTGCCAGACCATGCTTGAGCACCAAAGAATGCAGCTACAATACCAGCTACGGAAACAAAGTAAACTGAAGCCATTGAACCTAATATTTCAGCTGCTTGATGTAAGTTTAACATTTCTGTTAGCATTACAGTAGCGGGGTAAAGTAGCATTCCTCCAAGAGCAAACCAAGTCATGTTGCGCTGAGCATCCCGCATTGCATCTAAGTCTTCAAGCTCTTTTCTTCTAAACTCGAGGTACATTCTTCTTTCCTCGTCGTCTACTTTATTGTCTCCGTTTACATCTGCGGGGTGATACCCTGCCTTCTCAATATCGTCTCCCATTACTTTTTCCATTTAGCGACGGCAAGTTTAAGTGCCACGTCTTGAGGCAAGTAAAACCAGTAGTACTTTTTGTGCCCTAGTTTTGCCATTTCTTCCCAGCTAACAAACTTTTTAGTCCAGTTATCTGCCCACATTTTACCAAAACGAAGAACAGCGTGTCCTCCACCATTCTTTGTAGTAACTCTACGAATCTGTGCTTTTCCAGTACATAGATACCACCAAAACTTCCACATAGACTTGCCACTAATTAAGTATAGTAGCGTAAGAGCATAATCTTCACAGTCCCCTACGTATGGGTGGTCTTTCATAATTTGCCAGTGTTCGCGTTTTGCGTACTGATCAATATCATACTTGTAAGCCCAGCTTGAGTTTAGTTCTTCAACTTGACGCTCAAACATTACCACTTCACCTTATCGGCCCAATAAGCAGCGCTCATTTTGCCCTTTGCGATATTCTTCGCGTGACGTGCTTTAAAGCTTCGTCGCTTTGCTTTCATTGCTGCACTCTCACCTTTCTTTGGTTTTCCTGCAGTCTTTGCACCTTTTTGCCCAAATCGAATCGTTTTGATTTTGTCACCTACCTTTGCTACGACAATATGGGACTTCTTTGGGTGACCTGGAGTACGACGAGGTTTGTTGTACCCTTTTACCCGTGCACGTGCTAGACGAGGATCTTTCTTTCTACCTTTTCTTCTTGCCGCCACGTCTCATTCTCGCTTTCCGCTTGGTAAAAGTTTTTACCATAGTCGGCTTGCCTCCTGGATTGCCTGCTGCTCTTTTACGACGAATTGCTGATTTTTTCTGAGCTTTTGTCATACGAGCAGCTTTAGAAGCTGGAACACATTTAGGATACTTGCCTTTCTTAGAGGTCTTTCGACCACAAGGCATATATCCCCCGCCCTTTTTCGGGCGGGAGATATCTACCCATTTTTCTTTGAACCACTTAGTGAGTCCTCCTTGGGGCTTAGCCATTAGAGTGTAAACTTATGGCCCCACTTACCCCAGGCCCACCATAGTGCAGCACCCACTACCATTCCAATTAAAAATTCCATTTTATTTTCCCATGCGGTACTTACCGCCTTGAGCTTTATAAGTTTTTACTAGCCACCCATTTGCGTAGGCAGAAGGATAGACTTTAAACTTACGCTTCGCTTGAGCTTTTATTCGTGCATACAGCTTTTTGTTTGTAGGCACTGGACGTTTTTTAGCAGCTTTACGCTTACCTCTTCTTACCGCCACGTCGCTTTTTCATAATTGCTTTTCGCAATGCTGGGGGAAGTTTCTTTTGAGCTGCTGTTAACCCGCCCATAGACTTTTTCTTCTTACCACCTTTTTTCTTCTTGCCTTTTTTACCGCCGTGTCCATAATGCCCTGGCATTAGTTTTCCTCTGCGATAGCCTCTTCTAAGGTATCGTATTCCCGAACTTCGGGTACTGGGAGTGGAGCTTCTTTTTCATGCTCTGCTACCATTTCGAAGATTTCATTACAATCTTCTGAAGCATGAAGAACTGCTCCGTTTTCGCTAAGAATCCAC